GCACCGGAAAGCAATTATAAAAATCAGCCTTTTGAGAAGGCCTTGTCCGGTAATTATGATCAGATTAAAGAGGAAGAGCTTTCTCCTCTTGCTATAACCTTCCAGAATGCTGTTAAAAATGCCCGGGGCAGCAAACTTGATCTAAAAGTTGAAGGTTTGCTAAACGGAAGAATGTTCTATGCTTCCAACGGGAAGGATAATAAGCTGGATGCGAAATCAGTGGGACTGATCGATGAAATTGGAAGTATGGACCGGGCAATTATGCTGGCCCAGGGACTGGCTGAAGTAAGAAAACTATTATCAAATCAATTATGAGCAAGGATAAGAAATCGAGCAAACTTAAATTGCTTATCGGCAATCTGTTAGGTATTAACGATTGGAAATTAAAAACAGACGGGCACCTGGATGTAAGTCCGGAAGAATTGACCAGGATAACAGAAGAATACGGATCTGATTTCGTGGCCAAATTTGAAAAGCTTCTTAGTGAAGAAATCGAAGATAATTCGAATAACCAAACAAATTCAAACATGCCAAAAGAACTTAAACTGGCGCTTTTATGCGCCATTCTGAGTGTTGAGTCGTTAACGGCCGCCGATGACGGATCCGTGACCCTCAACAAGGAGCAGCTGGATAAGATTGAAGCCGGGCTGAAGAAGCTGCAGGACGACAAAACCGCTGCCGAATCGAACCTGACTACTGCCAATGCCGCGAAGGATGGTGCAGTGAATTCTCTTTCCGCTGCCACAAAGGCAATGGATGAACTGGATGCAACCGTTAAAGCAGCTGCAGATCCTGCTGCCAAAGTGGAAGCAATACGCAAAAAACTGGCTGAAAAGCCCGGAGCTGCAGTAACAGGCGCACAGAACCTGTCTGACCAGACCAAGAAAAAGATCGAAGGCGCAGACGAGGTCTCCGAGTATGTGAAAACAGTTGTCTAACAATCTAATATTAAAGCTGTGGACTTAACAAAACCTATTGACATTGCAGCCGTAAACAATACACGTATTGAGTATGGCGATCTCCTTAAGGGGCTGAATATGATGGCAGCCCAGGATATTCTTAAGGATTGCTTTCCTTCCCTCGGGATCCAGCATTCGCGTATGCTCGGAAAAACCGAACATGGGACCATTTCGAGCAAATACAACGGTGTATTTGTTGGCGATAAAAAACAGGGTACCGTTGTTCCGCGTACAATAACCGTTTACCCGGTTGTTGCTGAAATGGCCGATGAACCTGAGAGATACCGTACATCTTTCATAGCCGATGTTGCCGGAAACATGTGGAACAAAGCACATCCTTTCGAATTATGGCTCCTTCAGTACGGGATAAGCCTGGCATCAGAAGAACTTTATTATGCCCTTTTCACTGCTAAGAGAAGCAATTCTGCTTTAGCCCTGGATCTGGCTGATTCATTCGATGGATGGTTTCATATCATCGATACCGATATCGCCTCCGGCCTGATCAGCGCTGCAAAGAAAAATTACTATGCAGACGGAGCAATAACACGCGCCAATGCAGGTGATTACCTCCTGGCAATGTGGAGAACCAGGCACGAAGCTCTAAGGGTGAAAAATTCCATTATGTGGCTTTCCGAAGATGTTGGTGATCTGTATGATGACTGGTATGCCGATGAGCATGATCTTCCTCCTTTCGTTGATACTGCCGGCCAGCAGTTCCTCCTGGGGACGAATGGTCGTTGCCAGCTGAGAAGGACCGGTGCTTTCCCATCAGGATCCCAGAGGGTAATCCTCACTACCCGTGAGAACATGATCTACGGGACCGACAAACTTGAAGATCTGAAGGCTATGCAGGCATTCAACAGCGGCAATCCTTATTTGTTTACAGCCACCATGAAGTACGTTTTCGGAACTCAGTTCGTAAGCGTGCATGAACGTGAATTTGCTGTGAATGACCGTTCCGGCGACGGAAGTGGTTCAACTTCATATTAGTATTAACATTTAATACTTGAGAAAGTGGATTTTGTAAACATAGATAAAAACCTGCCAAACGGTGAGAACATGGGCGGACTGGCCCAGACTGTTATCTTCGGATTATGGGAAGATGTTGCAGCCTGGCCGGCAGCTCCTGCAGCACCTGATACGGTAGAAGAATACGGAGAATGGGTTGGTGATTTGGTGATGAAAGCCGGTAAAAAAGCTTTCACATTCTATTCTACCGACGACACATCCGCACTCGATACCAAGCTGGTGGGTGAAACAGATGGTTTGTCGTTCGAAGTAACACTCGACGTATTTAACCCGGGCCTGAAGAAGAAACTTCTCGGTTTCATTGCAGCTGCAAAGAACGAGAATCTATTCCTGATTGCTCAGGATAATGAAGGTCAGTATTACTTACTCGGAGACAGCCAACGTGCAGCCAAGATGATACCCGGAGGAGCAATTGGAACAGGAACGAAAACAGCCGATCGCAAAGGTGCGAACCTTAAATTCGTTTTCAAGACCAATTGTCCGCGTGTTTATGTTGGCGACGTATCGGGACTGCTAGAAGTAGCTTCTGCATAGAGGCGAAAAGATATAACCGGAACCGGCTCCCTGTATTTAAATAAGGCGCCGGTTTTTTATGTCCTTTTTTGCCCCTTTTACTGCCTCTATTTTTGGCGAATGATTTATTTCTTCACGCCATATTCATTTCAGAAAAAACTTTTTGAAGCTTTCGATGAATATGTATCAATGGTTAAGAGCACGGAGGATTGGATCTGCTTCACTGACGGAGATACAGCCTTTTTAAAATCGGATTTCGGGCACAAAATCTATGAATATATTGAAAAATACCCTGATACCGGGTTATTTACCTGTTATGCAAGTCGTTGTCATTATAAGATACAGGTCCCCCCGGGCGCGGATCCCGACAATCCCTCGATACTTTTTCACAGGAATCTTTGCGGAGAAATAGACCAGCGATATCACCTGCAGATTGATGATATAAAGAGAAGAATAGCAGGTCATTTACTGGTATTTCAGAAAAAGACCTGGCTCCGGATCCGGGCGAAGGTAGAAACCAGGTGCTGGTCGAAAAATATCCTGGGAGTTGATACAAAAATCAGTTATGAGATCCTTAACTGCGGTTTAAAGATAAGGCTGATGAAGGGGATTTACATTTTTCATTACCTGCGAATGGCTGAAGGTTATGGATCTAAAGTACACCTGCAGCCATGAGCAATATTGCACTGATAACTCCTGACAGGGGGGACCGCCCGGAATTTCTTGATCATTGCCGCTGGCAGATGGAAAGACAGACCATTAAAAACCTGATGCATTTTGTAATTGATGATCCAGGCATTGACGGGGTGGTTGATATTGTGCCCAGGATCAGAAAAGGAATACAACTGGCAAAAGACGGAGGCTTTGAATATTGCTTCATTATAGAAAACGACGATTATTATCCCGATAATTATATTGAAGCTATGATGGTTTATTTCAACCATTCTTCCGGGACAGATCTGTTAGGCCTGGATAGAACAATTTATTATAGTCTTCAATCTAAAAGCTGGAAAATTCTTCCGCATCTAGGGAGGTCCTCCCTGTTTTGTACTGCATTTAAAATATCAGGGTTAAGCAATTACAGATGGCCAAATGATCAGCTGCTGTATTTCGATATGCATTTATGGGCTCATAACTGCAGAAAAAAGCTTGTGAGCCTTGCCCAGGTCCCGATCGGGATGAAACATGGTACCGGATTCTGTCCTGGCAATTACCATAATGGCATTGTGAACGGGAAGAAGGTAAGAAACATGAATACTGATGGGAATCTAGGCTGGTTAAAAAAGAGAGTACGCCCGGAGAGCTTTGAATTTTATAGTAAAATAATAAAATCGGCATAGAATGAACTCTATAGACGTTGTTTATGTGCTCGGAAAAGGAAGTAACTGGAGGAATAATGAACTTCGGTTCTCCCTCAGGTCCTTAGAAAAAAACCTGCAGGGGATCCGGAAGATCTGGATCGTAGGTGAAAAGCCTGATTTTGTTAAAAACGTTAATCATATTCCCTTCCCGGATGAGCTTATTAATAATGCTGACGGAAATATTATCCGTAAAGTACTGAGAGTTTGCCAGGAAAAGACACTTACTGATAAGTTCCTGTTTATCAATGATGATCATATAATTTTTAAGCCAGTTCTGGCAAGCGATATCCCCCCTTATCATAAAGGAAGCCTGGAGAGTTTCGATAAGAAATTTTTTGAGGCCAATTTTTGGCGCGGCAGGCTTTTCAGAACCAAAAATATACTGCAGCAGAAAGGATACCCGGATCTTCATTTTGATTGTCATGTTCCAATAGTATTCGATAAAAACAGGTTTCCCCAGGTGATTAATGAATTTGACTTTGAAAAAAATACCGGGTATACGATGAAAAGCCTTTATGGGAATGTGGTTCATCCGGACGGACCAGGGCTGAGGGGAGAAAAAGTTGTGATTTTCAGGCCCTATACGCTTTCTGACATAAATGATAAGGTTAAGGGCAGGACCTTTATAGCATTCAATGATGATGGGTTGCGTCCGCCGATGAAGACCTGGCTTTACTGCAATTTCCCGGAGCCTTCAAAATATGAAAAAGCTACTGGTCCTCAGGATCCTTTCTTCGATATTGTTGCATGGACGCTATCCGGGGATAAAAACTTTGCTGCCGGCTGCCAGGTTTACGACAAATTTGGTAAAGCCAGGAAGGTAAAAAAATACTTATCGAAAGGAGAATCAGCAGCCAGGTATATGAAACTGGAGCATAAAATAAGAGAACTACTAAATTATTATTGATATGGCAAACATTAAAGAACAAATAATCAACTGGTTCAATGGTCCACAGGACTATGACCAGGGAATTGCATTCCTGCAGGAAGTTTCACGGAAAAATAAAGTGATAGCTAAGCTGATCAGGAGGGGGAGCACCCAGGGATCTTTCGAAAAACTGGTATGGGAACTCAACAAAGTGGCCGGACTGAAGAAGATTCCGGCTCCTAAAGCTGAGAGTCCGGTAAAAACAGCTTCCGCTAAAAAGAAGAAAACGATCTATGATGGACAGCAGATCCCGGAGAAGAAGGAGAAATTTAACCTGATTGGCGATAAAAGCCTGGATTCCTATCCTCCGGAGGTCAATCGCCTGGTGAAAGAATATTCATCACTCTATATGCAGCGGGGGAAAAAACATGCTGCTATCAAGCGACTTGGTGATGGAAATGACCAGGCCACAATTGATGCACGCAAACCTCTGATTGATGAAATCAGAACTATGTCGAACAGAATGGAGATCCTGAATGAGGCATTTCAGGCTTATGAGAATGCCGGGAAACAAATTGACATATCTCAATTATGGCCGGAAGAAAAAAAGGAAGGGGATGAACAGAATAATATAAAACCCTCCGAGAACATTGAGAACCTTAAATCTCAGAAGAAAAACATTCAATCTTCGCTCACTAAGGACCGCAATTTGCTGATCTATGGGAGCAAAACCAAACCCAAGGATGGCAAGGAGAGACAGATGCCTGCAGGTCCTAAGCGGACAACTCTTGAAAAAAGGATCGCCCGGAAAGAGAAAGATATTCAGGATCTCGATCAGAGAATAGCTGATTTAGGATGAAAAAAGCCCTGGAAGATTTTAAATATGAGGAGATAAAAGCTCACATCCTGGATCCTGAGAATTCTTCATTGCCTGAAGCAGATCAGTATCTTTTGAATCGAGTTTTATCTATGGCAAAGCTTCTGGACCGACAGCCGATCCAGAAGAATGCCGTAGCACTTCATATGGCAAAATATAAAGACATTGGACGGAGCCAGGCTTATGAAGACTGCAGGCTGGCCATGAGATTATTTAACACAATTTATACCTCTTATTACGAATTCTGGCAGACCTGGTTGCTGAATGATATCGCCAGGAATATTGAAAGATGGCGTAAAAGTAACGAACCTGCAGCTGGAAGGGTTATTGCCCTGGAACATCTTAACCTAATCAGGGCCCTTGGTGAAAAGCCTGTGAAAGAGATAGATCCAAAACTAGTGGAGGAGCATACTTTTCTCATCCCAATTCAAATCAATAATGTTACCTATACTTTCGACCTTCAGAAATTCCTCGGCCTTCCGGATGGACTCAGAAAAAAGGTTAGTGATGCCCTGGTAACAGACATAAAAGAATCTGATGCGGAAGAAATAATGAAATCATGAGCGAACTGATAAAACTGAACAGGGTTCAGCAGATCTCAGTTATACAATCGGCCAAAAAGAAAGTGGACATATGGGGCCGTGGTACCGGAAAATCCTTCCTGGTTGGATGGGATGTCAACATGATTAACCGCACAATGCCACGTGCAATCACTGCGATTACTGGTCAGACTTATGGTCAATTGCTTACCAGAACGCTTCCATCGACCTTTAAGTTTCTTGAGAGCCTTGGTTATAAGAAGCATATTGATAAGCTTAACCCGGGCAATTATGTCATAGGTGTCAGGCCGCCGGCTCATTTCCTTCAGCCATTAGAAAAAGTGATGCGATATGAGAATGTCATATCATTTTCAAATGGCAATGCTTTGCTTTTGCTTAGCCAGGACAGATCCGGATCGGCCCGCGGTCCCAACGTAGATTATGAAATTCTTGACGAGGCTTTGACAATCGACAAGGAACAGTATGATCAGGAGACATCACCTACAAACCGGGGAAATGAGGAGATATGGGGAACCAGATCAAGACAACCGGTTCCCTGGCATCACGGCTTCCATTATGTCTCATCAATGCCTTTTTTAACTTCGCAGAAATGGCTCCTTGCATATGCTGATTATTATGAAAAAGAGGCAAAAATTCAGCTCTTCTCAGTCTGGAACAGGATTGTTAAGATGCAGCTGCAGCTGATAGAGGCCAAAAAAACAGAAAATATTAAGCTTTTTACTGAAGTATGGAATGAAACGGTCCGTCTGCGGAGACAGATTTTGCCGTTTGCTGGCAAAGATGGGCTTTTATTCACCATGGCCAATGCATTTGACAATATTGATAATGTCGGATTCAGTTACTTAATGAGAGAATTTGATAAACAGACACTTCTCACCTTCCTGATCGAAATTATGAATATGATCCTGGATAAGGTTGAAGATTGTTATTATCATATTGATGATGAACGACATATTTATTATAATGCCAGTAACGATAGTTTCATCCGCGATTATGCAGAAAACAATTCCTGGGATATGGAGAAATTAAGCTCGCCTGATAGCAGATTCGACCTGGACTGTAATCCTGCAGCACCGATCGAACTGGTTCCTGATTGGGGTGCAAAAATATGTCTGTTCTCAGTTGCCCAGGAAAGAGACTTTGATTTTGCTTCAAAGGTAGCAAGGGCTGTTGACTGTGTTATTAATGAGTTTTATGTGAAGCCTGACGCCTCGAGCAATGTAATGATTAATGAATTAGTGGATGAGTTCAGTAATTATTATAGATTTCAAACATGCAGAGAGATCAAGTATTTTAGAGATCGATATGGTGATTCAAGACAGCCTAATGCAAAGAACGCTAAATCATATAATGAACAGGCTATTGATAGGTTGAAGCATAATGGATGGATTGTCACGCCTGTTGTGCATAAAGGGATGGAACCTCCACAACATGACAAGAAGCTACTTTGGGATAACATACTCAAGGGCGTCGATACTCGCTTCCCTCAGGTTAGATTCAATGGAAGCAAGTGTAAGTATACCCTGATATCTATGAACAATACGCGAGTCATTGATAAGGATGGGAAGTTCGCTAAGGATAAGAGCAGCGAACGATCCAGTTCTATTCTACCTGAGGAAGCAACTCACTTTGGTGATGCAGTTGATAAGCGTATATGGACTAAGTATGGTGAGCGCTTGACCAAGATTTCAACGTTCGTAGCACCAAGGATATAGCAAACCAATAGACATTAGTATGACGCTATGCATATGCAGGCAGCATGGGCATTGGCGCATTCATTAGATTTGATGTCAAGTTGTCATGACATTTCATATTTCCTAGTGGACCTGCCCTCCTGTCTGCCTTGCTTGTTAGGGCGGGCCTCGCTAGAAACCCGAGATGAATAATCGTTTTTTGATCAAATTTTGTTCAATTATTTTACACTTAAAATCTTACTTATTAATAAACTGGACAGAATGACATTGATGAATCGCAATTTTGGGATGTCCTTTTTTGATCATTTATCTGCGGCTAGTTTTGTTCAAACGAATATTCGATGGCCGACTCGATCCGAAGGAACTATGCATTACGCGAATATGATATAAAGGAAACTCCCCAGGGGAGACAAAAAATATTCTCTATCAAGTTCCTGAAAAAGAATGGTGAAATGGTATTCCTGCCAAGAGCCGTAGCCTCTGGTCTCTCTATGAATATGAAGGATAACCGGATGCGTGGAGTTGTCGCCATTGATGATAAGGGCGATAAGATCGGCCATATCTACCCTGTTAATATTGACCTTATAATTGAATGGAATGGTAAACAAATTGTGTTATAATGGAAACATTATTCAGTAAGACAGGAATTCCATTGATGGCCTATGGCTCATCTGCCTATCTTAAGACCATTAATGTTCCTCGTGCAGCTGCTGCATCCAAAGATCCTGTAGAATCAAACCCGGTCAGACCTCTGAATTATTTCATGGAGATTGGTAATCATAAGGTTTCTCCCTGGGGAAGGAATAACAATTTCCCGCAGATTGCCGACGAACTGATCAATAGGATTGGTGTATTGAATACCGGACTGAGGTTCATTCGCAATGTAATTCTCGGACAAGGAATATTCCCTTGTAAGGTTAAGGGATATGATGCTGATGGTAACGAAATACTCGAGGTGATCAGCGATCCTAAAGTACAGGCCTTCTGTGCCTCGCGAATGGTAAGGCGCTACATGGAGAAAGCAACCAGGGATTTTCTGAAATACGGAACTGCATTCCCTGAGTTTGTACCAAGCGCCGACGGTAATCAGATCGTAGGTATAAATGCCATCAATGCTCTACACAGCAGGTTTACAATTGCAAATGATCTTGGAGAAATAGATAACTGTATTGTCTCCGGATGGTGGTCCGGGCATGAATCATTTGAGATAAATAATAGCATCCCAACCGATCCAACACAATACAAAATAATTCCAGTACTGAGTGAATATGACCCAGCTGCGGATCTAGAACGGCGCAGACTTGACAGATCTTTCGGTACCGGAACGATTATTTATCCGCTGCGAGACAGCTGGAGTAATAAAGATTACTATTCTGCACCTGCCTGGTGGCCAACAAAGGAGGCCGGCTGGCTCGAAATAGCAATGCTCATCCCGAAATTTCTGAAGAAAGCATACGAAAATCAGATCTCCTGGAAGTGGCATGTTAAGATTCCTTATGCTTTTTGGGATAAAAAATTCCCCGCAACGGAATTTACAACAAAAGATCTTAGACAAGAAGCCATTACCAAATACCTCGATGACCTGGAGAAGAACCTTTGCGCTCCGGAAAATGCTAACAAGGCCATCATTACATTCTTTGAGATCGGCCCCGGGGGCAAGGCCGAGGAACAATGGGAGATCGATGCTCTCGATAATAAATATAAAGACGGCGACCAGCTGATCACATCTGCAGCTGCGAACAGCGAGATCTTATTCTCATTGATGATCAATCCGAATGTACTTGGTGCAGGAATGCCTGGTGGAACCTACGCTGGCAATCAGGGAGGAAGCAATATACGCGAAGCATTCCTGGTAAATATCGCAAATTCATGGCCCGACAGACAGAATCTGCTGGATCCCATTGAATGTTATCTGCGGTTTAATGGCGTAAAAGACGTTGAACTGCGGTTCAGGAATACGATTTTAACCACGCTGGACACAGGTGCCGGCACTAAAAAACAACTAGCATAATGTTTTTTTCAACCGATGATGATACTTTCTTAACTGAAATACAGGCAATTTTGCCGGCATCAGTTGCAACGGACCGTCCAAAATTATGGCCATTCATTGAACAGGCTGAGCGAAAATATATTCTTCCACTCCTGGAGAACGAATTATATGAAGATCTGCAGAAGTTTTGCAATGATCATGGCAACTGGATGAGCGGCGGGAGCGGCGGAGAAGATGAAGACAAAACGCTTGCCCTGGTTAATCTGATCAGGATCGCTGAGCTCAATCTTGCATATTACATAGGATTCGCTCCTCTCAATGTGAAGATCTCTGATGGAGGATTTCAGAGAACAGGAGAATCAGAAGCATTCAAGGGCCTATATAAATATCAGGAAGGAGATCTCAAATCATTCTTTGAGACTACCGGCTATAATGGGCTCGATGATATGCTCAAATATATTGAGGAGAACATCGAAAACTTTCCGGAGTGGGAAGATAGCTCGATATATACCACAAGGAAAACTGCAATAATCAAAGATCCTGAGACATTCGATAGCATCTGTTTCATTAACAAGAGCCGGCTGATCTTCCTCAGGCTTCAAAGATATATGACTGAGGTGATTGACTTCGACATAAAACCTCTCCTGGGAACGGAGTGGACCACGCTTATGATGGAGCTTGCCAAAGCGAATCCCGATGCTAAATATGTTACGCTCGTTCCCCAGATCCAGAAGCCGTTGGCATACCTGAGCTGTGCAAAACTAATTGAGAAGACTGGAAGCCTTACAGATCGCGGGCTATATTTTGAAGGAAAGAATTCAATGTTCCCGGACGATAGTTATAAGAGACCGGCTGCAGGAAGTGAAGTTGAAATGGCAGTGAGCTCATATAAATCCACAGGAATGCAATACCTCGAAGCACTCCGTCAATATCTTATTCTAAATTCCTTTACCAGCCAGGGAAGCGAGAACGGGAATGTTTATAACCGTGATAATGATCATAAAAAGACCTTCGTTGCATGATAGCAATTACCGTTGAATACAAACCATTTGGCTTTTTATGGAGAAGAAGGATCGAAACAAAACTGCCGGCACGCTGGAGCGAAATGACCAGGCGGCAGATTGTTGCCATTCCTGAGATGCAGCGAGGGAAATTAGATGATTCAAAATTGCTTCAGATATTCCTGGGCATAAAGAAATCAGTTGCTAACCGGATCGGCAATTATCAGAAATACTGCATTTTAAGGAACTTAAAATATATCCGTGAGCCTGAAGCTATTTCAATGTTCATTATTAAGAAGATAATTGGCTTCAAAGCCCCGGGAAATAAGCTGAAAGGGATAACATTCGGGGCATTTATATTCGGAGACACTTACTACCAGAACTATATAGCCGGGAAAAAGGAGGACCTGAACAGGTTCATTGCCTGTTTTTATTATAACAAACTTGGTTTTAAGGAGAAGAATATTGAAATGAATGCCCAGCTGATCGGGCTGATTGATCTTCCGACCCGCGAAGCTATTGCAATTAATTATGGATTGATACGCGAATGGCTGGCATTAGCCTATCCTTATGTATTCCGGAAGGCTGAAGAAGGCAAGAAACATAAAAGTTTCACAGGATGGGTAGGCGTTTTTGATGCTGTAGTTGGTGATGATATTGTAAATGAGGACAAATATGCGGAGAAACCTCTATCAATAATACTCAGGTACCTGAATCACAAAACTAAAGAATACTGTAAAAATGGCGGCAAAGTTTAGCGACCTGGTTAAGTACTTCGAGGAACTGGCCAGCAAACATATTGAGATAAAACATACTGCAAAGGAAAAGCACTTCTATAGGTTCGAGCTCGATGAAGTAATAACCGGGTTATGCTCAAACATTAAATATCCTGCGCTGATCCTCGAGTCGTATGATTTTAATTATAGTGAAAGTGGTTCTGATAATATAAGGAAAAAGCGCTCAGGTGCATTCATCCTTCTTGATAGAGTTAGTGATATGAAGGATTTTAACAGGATCCATGAGGTATGGGATGCAATGGAGCTGATCGGCGATGATATCCTGGTGAAAATGAAAGCAGATAAGGAGAGCCGGCTGGTGCCAGTGCTTCGCGATTTCAATATTAATGAATGTGACGGAATCCTTCTGACTGTTCCACAACTCGGGCAGCATGGAGTAAGATTTACTTTCAACCTCACTAGTCCGGTTAATAACAAAGTTGACGAAACGAGATGGCTATAGAACCTGAAGAAATAAGCCAGGAAGAATATAATAGGCGGGTTACTGCCTGGGGCTCTGCGCTTGGCAATAAGATACGAGCCTCGATACGTGCTTTGACAACCAAGGGAAAAGGAGACCTGGTAAAATCACTAAGGTTAAAAGCCACAAAATGGTATGGGGAAGTTGACTTATTATCGTATCATTTCGTACGGCATGGTGTTTTTGTGCATAAAGGTGTCGGACGTGGATATATGATGAGGGGAGGAAGTGTTGTAAGGGGTTATAAGCCAGGGAGAGATTTAAAGATATTTAAGAATAAAAATGCATTCCCCAGGTCGAAAATACTCAAAAGCAATACATTTAATCGTCAACCCTTAGAATGGTTCAATCCTGTAGTTCAGGAAAATATTGAAGGGCTTGCGGATCTGATTGCTGAATTGGATGCCGATAAAGTTGTAAACGCCACAAAAATTCTTATCAAATAACGATGGCAAACGATAAGACATATGATCGCCATGTAAACATCTGGATCAATGGCAAAGAGGTAGTAGATAATATCTCCAACATTAAGTCAGAGATGGTGAAACTTACCAATGAGGTAAACAGGACTACCCGAGGCACTGATGAATATTATCAAAAGGTTGCCGAATTGAAGAGAGTAAAACAAATCTTCAAAGAGCATCAGGATGATATTAAGGGGACAACTACAGCCTGGGATAAATTGAAGGGTGTTGCTACCAGTGGAATGGGATTTCTGGCCGCTGGAGTTGGTGGATTTATGGTTGCCTGGAAAGGTATTAAATCTATTATTGAGTCGACTGATGCTCAAAGTGATAAGTTTGAAATAACATTAGGTGGATTGAAAGGGGGCTTGGATGCACTTAAAGCATCATTAGCATCAATAAATGAGGGGGGACTTAAAAATCTTGTAAAGAATATTCGGGAAGGATTTGAAGAAGGCCAGCGATATGCTCAGGGTCTCGATAATATTGATGAAAAGACACGGGCATTACAAATTGCAGAAGCTGAAGCGAATAATGAAATATTAAGACAGACTGAGATCTCCCGTAGTGCTAAATCTTCTAAAGATGAACAAATAGCTGCCGGTAAAAAAATAATTGAAATAGAAGAGACACTTACTCAGATCAGGACCGGGATTGCCCAGCAGGCATATCTTAACGAAAGCCAAAACATACAAACAGTAACGCATCTTACTGAGGCGGAAATATTGGCTTACGCTAAGACGAGAGATGAGCTCGTTGCCAATTTAGGGGCAGGAAAAGAGTATAACAAAATGATTGCTGACAAAATAGAACAAGGGAAGCAATACAATGAGGATGTAGCAAAGTATAATCAACTTTATCGAAGTACTATTACTGCAACCGGACAATATACTATAATGACAAAAGAGCAGGCTGCAGAATATGTGAATTTAGGTAAAAAAATAGATGGAGCTTCAGAAGAGACAAAACGCTTTGCTTTAGCAATTGCTAAAATGCCTGGTGATGATAAGATGAAGCTCTTAACCAATGCATATAATGCATACCAGGTTGCAATTGGATCAGGACTTGAAAATACGATGAAGACCAGGATCCGGACTGCAAAAAACGAGGAACAACTCGATAATGAATCTTTAAAAAGAAAACA